TGAGTACTAACGTCCCAGTTACTAAAATCGGGTGCGACTAATGAACCACAATCTCTAAAGATATATGTCAGGCAATTAGTAGTAGATAAGGTTGGCGCATCGGTGGCAGTGATGGTCATATTATTACAGCCATAAAACCCATTTACACTATTTAATGTAAGAGTTCCCCAATTTGAAACATTAGTAATCTTTAATTTATCACCACCGTTATTAAATCTCCATCCTTCAATTTGACCTGATATAGTAATAGTATATGTTCCTCCTGCTGCGTATGTGTGACTTCGGTTTGCATAAGATAACGATGAGGTAGACGTGTCTCCCCAATCGATTGAACCTAAGTATGTACCTCCTGACAGTAATGGTAGTATAATAGTATCTGACGCTGATCCTGCCTGAGTAGTATCTACTTCAATAACAAAGTCGTTGTTGACAGAAGGTGCTCCTCCACCAGGAAGCTGGTTAGCATTTGAATTTAAAATATTTAAGCCTAATCCACTAAACATTTTGACAAATTTCCCAGCCACTAGTGACTTGATTATTAGATGGTGATTGCGTATTATTAGGAATAGTATTTCTCCAATATTGATTAGCAAAGAATACAATATCTGTTACTTGATATCCAAGTCCATTGTTATAATTCGCCTCCCACTCTCCTTTACTACCTCTTTCACAATAACCTATTTTAACTCCTTCTGATAAAGTACAACAAGAACCTAAAAGGTCTTCTAGTTTTTTTATCATATCGCATACTACATCTGTGCATACAGCAGAAGGAAAAGTATCCATAAGTGTAGAAGCTTTACAACCTGTGCCAGCATATTCATTTAATGGAAAAGTAGGCCCATTATTGGTTTGAAATAACCAAAACATTGCATTGTGTAAAAACAATTTTTCAGTAGTTTCTGCTAAACATCTGTCTCCATAGTAAGATTGGTTAAGAAAAGTCTTAACTAAATTTATATACTTACAGTTCCACATATCTGTAAGAACTAACTGATCGTCAGTACAAGAACAACATTTTTGGCAATCAGTGCTCATATCAACAGTTTATACAGGTTTTATTATCAAGTATTTTGCAATACTCTTGTAATCTTTTAATTGCTCTTTCTGTATCAGATTTAATAGCACAGTGTTCTGCTATTTTAACTGCTCTATACAAAGTAAAAGCTTTTATAAAAGTCTCTTTCAGATCAGCACAATCACAGCATTGCGTATCAAGCATGATCCGTTTCATATGTTTTTGTAAACATTTTTCTATATTACATAAGAAAAGTCCACATTTTTCTACCTCTAGGCTATCTAAAACGACCTCTCCGTTATAAACAGCACTAAGTCTTAATTTTACAGAATAAAACCCATCTATAATACTACCACCTGCTTCTGCTAGTCCTATTCCTGTAGAACCATATACTCTACCATCTGGTAATATTTCGTTTTCTACTTTAAATACGACATCAGCACTATCTAAATATTGAATATCCTGTTCTTGTGTGTAATTAACTCCGTTGTAGGTATAATTTACACCACTGCCTATAACTAATTCTGCATATTTTCCATCTATAACTTCTTCAACCTTCCATTGTACTCCGTCTGGGAAAATTCCATAAAGCTCTAGTGTAGGAACTGTTGTACTATCACAAGGACAGTTTAGTTTTATTGCTGTATTTATACAGCATCCATTACAATCAAATTCAGCAGTTTCATCGTAATTTTCTGCACAAGAATCTTTACAACCAGCGCATTCTGAGTTCCATGTTGTAGCATTATTAGGATCATTGCAATCTCCGCAGCCATCAATCATATTAGGCCCGTTAATTACTCCATCACAATCTATACAACTAGAGTTGTAATTATCTGATAAAGGATCATTACAAACACCGCAATCATCTATTACAGAAGTGCCTCCAAACACACCATTACAATCTGCTTCGCACGGAATTTCATCTGTCTTTCCTCCTACACAATTACCGCAATTATCTAAGTAAGCTTCTCCGTTACAATCTCCATTACAGTCATTGTATAGACAACTACCATCATCAACTGTGGTTTCTGGATTGTAATTACAAGCTTCTGCATCACTACATCCAAATACAGTCTTATCTTCTGCAATTACAACATTCTGTCTACGCACCACGCAATTAGGCAGTTCTACCGTTTGTCCATTTACTTCATATGTAAAAGACAGCTCTACTCCTATAGAATAATACCCAGGAGTGAGATTATTAAATGTAAATACTTCAGGCGGATTTATGTACTGGGTAGCAATTATATTACCGCTAGAATCGTAAAGATTAATAGGCACATTAGTAATTACAGGAAGTGTTTGGTCGTATACCCAAGATAACGAACAGGTAATACTTCCATCATTACCCGCAGGAGATTCGTCAGTCATACTGACGACATTCAAATTCATGAACTCACATGGATTTGGTCTACAATAAGTATCACATTCTTGCATTGTAGCATAACCATCTCCTGTAGTTACGTTATCATACCAAAAATCATTTACTTCAGACCATGTTCCTTCAAAACTTATCCCACTACATGATCCGTTATTACAGAAATAAACTGTAGTAACATAGAGATCATCTGGTTGAATATCTCTAGGACTTTCTCCTGGTATGTAGTTTATAAGTGCCATTAACAATCTTTACATGTTCCACATTCCCATTCATCTTTTAGAATAGGTAATGCTTCTAACGCTTCTTGAATAATACTTATCGCACTAGAGTCACAAATCCCTCTATTATATGCTTTAAGTTGTGTAAGTAAACTTTCGAGTGTTCTAAAGTTTTCATAAAGATATGGATCGTGCTCTTCACAATCTGAGCCATAGCAGTCTAGAGAACAATCTTTTAAAATTCTCTTAGCCATTTCTTTTAAAATACACTCGTAATAAGGTATTGTACATTGACAGGTACCATCATCTACTGTAGCATTTGGATTATAATTACTTGCCGTAGGATCTGTACATCCTGAACAGCTAGTACCGTCCCCAAAACATTCTCCGCAGATGTCTTTATTTATATTATTACCTCCGCATATACCGCAATCATCTAATAAAGTCCCAGGCTCAATTCCTGTATTTCCTCCAGTACACTCTCCACATTCGTCTATGGTAGCAGTTCCTCCACAGTCTCCGTTGCAGTCTAAATAGATACAAGACCCATCATCAACTCCTGCAGTCTCATCGTAGTTACAAGCTTCTGAGTCTGTACACCCTAGTCTACAAGCTGTGCCTACTGTATGTGTCTGAGAGTTTATTCTAATCTGCATACTGTACTGAGAACAGTTTCCTTCTCCTTGAAAAAGATAACACCCTAATATATTGTAAGCTTGGTCTGATAATCCTGTTACATATAACTGACCTGTTGAATCTGTTACAAAAGGAGTTGAGTTAGCGTACTCAGGAATATCCACTTGAAAGTTAGGTACAGGCAGGCCTGTAGACTCATCAATTACAAGTATGCGTAAACAATCCGTCCCATCACAGGTAATACCCGCACCTATTAAACTGGTAAGATCATCTGAAAACTTATTTCTCCAAAGCGTTGGTTCTAAAGCTGTGACATTCTGGTCAATATTATATGCCCATTGCTTAGCAGAAAGTCTACCTAATCCAGTATCGAAATATGGATTTTGACCATTTGAGGAGCTTCCAGCACTTACGTAAGATAGTGGAAGTAAAGTATTAATTGCTCCATTACTGAACTCATCCCATAAACCACTATAAGGCAAGTTATCATCTTCAATGAGCCCGCCAGTTGTAGTAACAGAGTTTCCTGAGTTATCTGTATAAGTAGCATTATCAGTAATAGCTCCTACTACGTGTAACGGGAAAGCAATATGTGTAGGATTAGGATTTGCAGGTCTACCCGCGTACACGAAAAAGTTTACATTAAAACCATCAGCTACGTCTTGTGCATATGTAGAACCTGTTGGACTTTGAGAAAATTCATTGTAGATCATAGAAAACCTTCTATAATCACGTTCCCAAGAAGCGGTAGTATTAGATGAGTTATTAAACTGCATCTCGTCTTTCATCATGGTTGGTCTTACTGAACCATCATAAGGTTTAATACCATCATAAAAAGCAGCTTGTTTCCACGCTTCAAAATAATTTAACTTAAGTATATAGTTACTACTTGTACTATTATATACTGTAGTTCCTTGTTTATACTGTAAAGCAGCATTGGACGCACTTCCAAATACTGTATTTAAATTATTTGTAGACGGATCAAGCTGTGGGAAAGGCCATCCTTGAGCCTCACCTACGTTTGACCAGTTTGATTTATTTACTACTCCCAGATATGTATTAGTACTATCTGTATTATTACCAGGCCCCTGGGCGTGATAATCTGCCCATCCTACTTGACTACTGTTTTGTTTATACCTTGCCTGAGCATGTGCTTCATCTGCAATGCATATTACAAGTACGTTTTTAGTATTTGCTTGATATTGAGGATAGACAGTGCCAGAATTTAAATCTTGCGTAGGCTGCAATCCTTGTAATATTTGGGCTTCTGTCCAATATTTGGCATACTCATTAGTAGGGTATTGAGCAGCACTTCCTGCTAAATCGAATATAAAAGGACTATTTATAGTACCATTACCACTGAAACTAACAGGATTACCAACATTAACGATTTGATTGTTAATAGTAGCAGTTGTCTGAGTTCTATCTCCAAATAGCCCACCAAACATACCCGTCTTTGGAAACTCTGCCCATTGAATCCAACGTTCTCCCCATATTTGAATATGATGAACTTCTCCTGAGTGGTTAGGTAAAAACTCTGCCCAACTTACTGCAGATTGAGCAGCAGTCAATGCTTCTGCTTCTCCAAAAGATGTTAGATCATAAAATATATAAATAGCAGTATCAGATGGTATTGCATCGTCCCCGCACGTAGGAAGTTCCCATGCTTGAGTTCCGTCTCCTGCAGTCGTTACAGGTTGTTTACATATAGTAGATACTGTAACCTCATCTCCAGGGTTAAGATCATCAATTCCAATTGCTCCAGAAGGCCCACATTGACTCCAAGAATCTGTCCCATATGGAGAAGTAGTTGTAACAAAGTTATGATCATCACCAATGTCCATTATTAAGGACACTTGATTGTCTTCCATACACTCTTCAGAAAATTGTATTTCAGAACATACTTCTAGATTACGTTGTGTTTCAATAGATTTTGAAATTAACGTTCTAGTAGACAGTTTACCACTGAAAGAAGAAGACGATTGATCTAACGGAGTTTTTGATACCATAGCTAAATTGGAACAAATCAGACACAAAAGAAGGAGAGTTGCCTCTCCTCCTTGTGTCCGTATATATTATAGTACAGGAATAACTCCGTCAGAGTTGATAGAGATTCCGTTCCAACCGTTACCAAATACTGCAACTACGTTATCGTAGGTAGTAGAAGCATCATCATTAATTGCAAGTCTTACAACATATGGAGATCTAACAGCTCCCGCAGTTGCTGCAGAAGTATGTTGATCAGCATAAGAGATTGACAATACTCGATAATCTTCACCTGAAACAGTAAGTGACTCGTTAGCTCCTAATTGACTCAATGGGAATGGAGTTCTGTAAGGGCTTGGTCTGTTTCCAGCACCAATAGCATTCTTACTGTTCTTCAATTCCATTTGAGACACTTGCCAGTCTTGCCCGAAAGGTATTGTAGGAGCAGTTGTAGAAACTGTTCCATTACAATCAAATCCTCCAAGAAGGCCAATGTTAAGAGAAACAAATTGACTATTTACTACATTAGCAATAGGAGACATAGCACCTACAGCAGGAGTAGCATGTCGACCACCAGCAATAGAAATTGACCAGCTAGAGTCAGCAAATGCTTCGCCTACGGCTTTAGTAATAACTTCAAAGTCAGTGCTGCTAGCTCCAGTTCCAGTACGTCCTGGCATTTCTACGGGACGATCCAATACAGCAGTATCACCAGAAACTGATTCTACACGATAAATTGGGTCAGCAGTAGTAGGAGCAGTACCATCTTCATCAGAGATACGAACAAAATCACCAGCAACAAGAGTACCATCATAAGTACCACCAGCACTGTGATCCCATCCACCAGCAGTTGTCATTTCATTGCTTCCTTTAACAATAGTAACGTTATCATCAAAATCGTTAGTAGCCGTTACAGCAGCGCTGTTAATAGGCAAAGCAAGCCCAATCAAAAACTCATTAGGATTCAAGGTAAACAAAGCATTTTCTTTATCTGCGTTAATGTTTTCTGCAATACCCATTGCAACATCCCATGCAGCACCTTCAGGGCATCCACATGCACTTCCACAGCATCTAGAAACATAAGAATATGTTTTAACTAAATCTTGGTATCCATAAGATTGAAAAATCTTTTCTGATTCAAGACGTACTTTAATAATATACTCAGTTTCACAATCTCCGCTAAATGAGCTAATAGTAGCAGAGCCAGCAGCACCAGCGTCTGCATCAATAGCCGCAAGGTAAGTAGGAGCAGAGTTAAAAGTCGGAGACTTTCTTAATTCAGTTGCGCTAACTTTCACAGCGTAGTAGTGACGAGTAGGTAGAGCAGCAGCAGTGCCAACAGCAGTATTTGTATCTGCGTTGAAAATAGCAAGTTCTCCTACAGTACCACTAGCAAGAAAAGCAGCGAGTGTTGTAGTGTTAGCAGTGATACCACCAGTATCATTTACTACTAATACACTTTCTACAGGTCTTTCCATTTTAGTAATTTTTAAGGATTAAAATAATTATTCATTCTGTGCAACCTTTGCAGCTTTAAATTGGAAACCTGGAGAGTTAACACTACCCGATGCCATTTGTACTGCAAGATCCACAATTTCTCTGTGGGTATGATCAGGAAGTTCACATCCTTGATCTTGGTTTACAGTACTACCATCTGGATAATTATATGATTGTCCAGGCAATCCGCTTACAAAAGCTATTCGCTTCGGCTGTCTAAGATAGTCAAGGATGAACGAATTTATTACAAAACTTCCATCAGTATATCCAAATACCTTATTAGAGTCAGCAACTGTATCGCTTTTTGTACCATATACAATTGGCACTTCTCCCCATTCAAAACTGGGCTCATAGTAAGGATCTGTCAATACACTACTCAGATCGTCATGCTGCGTAGGCGTACAGACGCAAATTCTGCGTCCGCATGGTTCTTTAGAAGTCTCTGCCTGAAGACGTATAGCAAATATGTAATCTCCAGGCAGAGTAGCTTCAAAAGAATTGTCGATAGTCAATGCCGTTACTGGCAATGATTGATCTTTGATAACTAGGTTTCTAAGATCGTCTATCCTTTTTTGTGTTGTCTCAAAACCTTCACCTTTTATATTATTTATGCCGTACCTCTGCTTCATAAACACTTCCATAGCCTCGTTTAGCCACCAGTCTATTTCAGGCGCTTTAAAATTTGCCTGGTCTTGACTGTCAACTTTATTGAACTTCAGCTTGAAGTCATAATGCATGTCTTGTACGGTCATACCTAATTATTAGGATCTAGCTTCTAGATCAGTTTTTAGTTTAACAAGCATTTCTTGAGATTTTGGATTCAGTAGGTTTAGTACTGTATCCTCAAAGTCAAACCCTACTTGCTGATCATTGTAAAGATATGCGGTACCTTTTCTTCTAAAGATTCCTTTTCTCTCTAGGTCGAAAATCAACGCCTTTACTTTAATCTCTTCTGGTTTAGCAGAAGCAACTTTGATAAATTTTGATGGATTATCTCTAACAATTTCATACAGTTTAGTATATGAGAATTCCTCTGATGTATTGTCCGCAGACTTACCAAAGACTTTGAGAAGATCACATCGTTTATTATGAGTAAGCTTTGTAAAGATTCCCATAGCTTTAGCCTCAACTTCGATTTCTCTAGCTTGAGTTTCTACTTCATCTTGCTCGTCATAAATAACATACTTTGCACCAGGCCACTTGCCTTCTGCATATTCTTTTTGAGAATTTGCAACCATATTACTAGCCCGCATTAGACGTACTTGAAGCTCATCGTTAGGTTTATTAGTGTCAAAGATTGTAGTCTTATCTTCTAACTTAACTTTAAAATTACCCCAGTACTCATTTGCTGATGATGAAGTTAGGTCTACTCCAAGAGCAGTTCCTAGCCTTGTTTCATCTTCTGGCTCTAATCCAGTTGCAAGTTTCCCGACTCTGGAATCATACAATGCCATAATGGTGTCATACGTTCCTTGAAATTTGGCACGGCCTAGTTTATCTAGACCATGCCATTTTTCCTTGATGATTGGTTTTACGTAGACTAAATGTGTTTCTTTAGCTTTCATATTACGTAAAATTGGTTATTAGTTTTGTGCCAAAATCAACTCTCCACAACGAGTAACATCGTCAATCTGAACTCCACACTGATCGTGAACGATCATAGTGTAAGAATCTTTAGCGTTTGACATGATACCACCCTTGTTAGCTCCGTAAGGAGTTTGAAGACCTGATACGTACCCAAGTTTGTACCCACCTTTTTTGTGTACATACTTGATGTTAGCGTCACCTTTTGCACCACCGAAATCCAAGAATGTGAATCTCATAGACTCAATTGGAACTTGAAGTTCATCATGGTAGATATGGTTAATCTCACGATCATCATAAACTGGGTTGTGACGAAGTGTAAGAGTAATACCATTCGGGCCGCGATATTTAACGAATTGACCACCGAACTCCAAGTTAGAACCTGATCCCCCAATAAATTTAGAATCAACAGTCAAAAAAGGAGCTGAAGCGTTCATCATAGCTTGGTGGAATGCAAGCATTCCGTACTCACCTGTGTACGCAACAATGTTTCGGTTAGACATATCAACTCGTCCGAAGAAAATATCTAGAAGATATTCACGGATAAGTTTTTCACTAAGAGTGTTGTAGAAGTGTACGTGAGAATCCTCAAGTAGTTCCTGAACACCTGGGCCTGTACGCGCGATACGTCCATTAGCTCCAGCAACTGAAGACTGAGAACGTCCGTACCATAGACCTCTTTCTTTTTCTTTGTAGAACTGGATCCAATACTCGGCTTCAGCATACTTCAACCATTTGTAGTCTTTGTATACTTTTCCGTTAGCATCCATCAATGCAACAACCAGTGATTGGTTAGCAGCATCTCCAGTTACAGAGTATTCTTTACGGTATGTTGAAAGGTTCGAGCGAAGTTTCATTGGCATAGCGTAAGTAGTAGAACCAGATTGGTCACCACCTTCTTCATATACCGAGAACATTTTGCTCCACTGAACACCTGCAGCTTGTGCAGCAGCGCTTAGTGCATCTGTCTGAGAATCTGACATCAATCGTGCTACATACTCAAAACCAACCCCAGGGCCAGCAGCCGCAACAGGGCCAGATTGAATACGTACTAATTGACGACTTACTCCAGCAGAAGGAGAAATAACATCACCAGGTTTAAACCAGTCTTCATCAAGTGTAAGTGTGATTTCAGAAAGAGAAATACCACTTCCAGAAGCTGCAGCAGTTGCAACCAATGGACGTGTAGATGCTCCCATCATTTCCCACTCCCAATCAAAAGACGAAATTTCTTGGGTTCGACCCATACCTTTAGTCATTGCTGTAAGAGGATTATCAGCGACACGGGTAGCTGTGAACACTCTGGTGAGCACTTTATCAAATTTATGCGGCTCAGCCATGAATGCAGCACCCAGGTGATTAACCTCTGTGAAATTAGCATGAAAAGGTCTGGTCAAGACCGCTAATTTAGATTGTGCTCTCATTTTGTAAAAATTAGAATGTTAAAAATTAAATCATCCAGGCATCACTAGAAGCTTTGCCTGTCTTTTTATTACCACCAAATTTAGCTTGTGTAGCAGTTTTTGATTTACTACGCTGAAGTTGGTCTTTAAGTTTAGATGATAAGTTAGTTGTAGTTTTTTTCTTAACTCCATCCAAACTAAAGTCTGTCATTCTCAAATATGCTCTAAGAATAAAGTCATCAACATTCTTACCCGCTTCCATTTCGTCAGCTTGAAACTGAGTCACATATTGTGGCCCATTTGGAGTGTCAATTTTTACAGTATTATCAGTCATATAAGAGATAAGATCCTTTTTTACCTTTCTACTCATAGGAAATCCTTTGATTTCTGGAGAATCGGTAATGGTCTTTTGTATATCATTAAGCACTTCTTGTCTTTTTTGAAGCTTTTCTGCCTGTTCTTGCTCTTGTTTTTGTGCTAATTGCTTCTTTTGAGCATCATAATAAGCAGAAAGTTTCTGTTGTGCTTTCTTAGATTGCTGTTCTAGCTTGCCTAAGTCTTCGTAATCTTGCAAAGTTTCTTGAATATCTTCTGAACTATCACCTCTTAGCCTTAAAAACTCTTGTAATACAGCTCTTTGGTTAGAAATATTCTTTTGTCCTTCAAGATTTACTCTTGTAACATCGGGAGCAGAGTACACATTTGTAAAATCTGATACTGATCCTCCTTGCATTAAGTGTCTTAGCAAGTCTTTCCCTTCTTGAGGTAACGCTCTTTGGAACAATTCAATTTCTTCTTTTACTCTACTCTCAATAGTACCAGCAAAAGCATCCATTAGTCCTTCTTCACTAGCTTCAAAGTCTTCAGGAAGATCAAGAAGTTCGTTTTCGTTTAGCATTTTAGCAAATACAGAAAACTCATTGTCTTCTTCTTCTGTTTCCTCAACTACTTCTTCTTTCTTTTTAGAAGTTTTCTCTTCTGTCTCTTCTTCCTCCTCAGATTCTTCTTCTAATTCATCTCCTGGGTCAAACTCAGGAAGTTCTTCCTCCTCCTCCTCAATCTCTTCAGCTTTAGGAGTTTCTTTTTTCTTAGGAGTTTCCTCTTCTTCGAAGTCATCGAACATGTCTTGTTTTGCTTTTCCTTTAGGAGCATCAAAGTCAAGAACAGGCTCTTCTGTTGAAGATTTAGGTTCTTCAATTAAAGAGTCAAGATTGGAATCGTCAATATCCCAGATCTCTAGATCATTTGTGATTGGTTTTGAATCTAAAGTTTCTTTACTCATTGTGTTTAAAATTGATTACAAAAATAATTTAGTTTATATCAATATCATAACAAAAACTGTTATGTAAATTGCTTTTAAAAATTTTCTATAGCCAAAGCTATATTTATTTATCAGATCCATTAACTGTTACTGCAGGTAAACCCATATATAAATACTCAGGTCTGTTAGGTTCTCTGTTAAATTCCCACATAAGAGCATCATTATCATAGAAATTATGTGGCCCTGCCATAAATCCACCATCTTCTCTCCACACACCTCCTATATATTCACTACCGCCTTTTTGTTTACTATACTTAGACTCTGCAGAAAAGGTAGGATGGTTTGGTTTTTTAAATGTATCTGAGCCATGATTATCTGGATCTGAATTATTTTTCCATTGCCCTGATTTCCAATAACCTTGTATATCGTATACACCAATATCACGAGGATTACCAAAACCTGCTTCTAACCATAATTTATAATGAATTTTTTCTATAGGAGTTAGTTCTGTATTAAACTTGTCAGCAAAAGCATCTTCTATACGCATGTACGTATCATCACCAGGCTCTGCATATTTTAAAAGTTTATTCATATAATCATCTCTATATGGCTGTCTAGACTGAAGTGCATTTGCAAACGGATCTTCAGGGTCAGTTACTTCTCCTCCTTCTTGAAACTCGTCTAAATCTTTTAATTCTAGCTCTTGCTGACGTATATCTTCTTCTAGAGCCCTTTGATATTCTTCTTCCGCAAAAGTCCGTTTAGGATTTACTGGTAATCTGTTATATATCTCAAAAGGAGTTCTTCCAAGTCCTTCTGTAATCCCTTCTACACCAGATTGAATATGTTCAGGAAAATCATATTTATCATAATATGAATAATACTCTTCTTTAGTTTCTGGATCAATACCTTTTCCTATTTGAAAAGTGCCTAAAGCAGAATATTCATTGTAACCAGATTCATCCATATTTTCCCAATCCCAAGGAAGATCTGCTTCACTAAACTCAACCATTTTGTTTAATGGGATATCTTGTGTTTTAGCAAATTTTAAAATCTGTCTTTCTAATTTAGGATCTAGTTTATAATAAACTGCGTCAGGATTTTTTGCTATAGAAGGTTTATTAGGAGAGAGAGAAAAATATTTAGGATTTAGATTTATATCTAAATACTGTTTAAAAGCTTCTTCGCTTCTAGGATCTACAAAAGTTGTTCGTGGAGAAACATCTGTATCCTTACCTATACGCAATGCATTAAAATAATTATCTAATGTTGAGTATGCAGAAGGTATTATAAGATTATATATATCCTCTGCTTTTTTTCTACGCTCAAACTCTTGTTGAGCTTCTTCTTTAGATATAGGCCCATTTGGATATGCTAAAGGTTGCGGATCAGTAACTTCTCCTCCATCTTCTTTGTAAATATTAGGATTAGTCATATCAAACATACCATCATTTCCATATGTAGATTTAACAAAATTACCAGGTCTATTATTTACCATTAATACACTTCCAAAAGATTCATCATATATATCTCTAAGTAATGCATTATCTATGTCTAACTCAATAATTTTTTCTAAAATATCATCTGTGGCAGGGTTAGTTCCTTTAAACGCTTGGTTTAATTTATCAGTAACAGCCTTTTTTCCTGAAGATATATTTACTGTGTTTGGAGTATAATTTTCAAATCTTTTGAGATTATCTTTAGTGTTTTGCAAAGTTTCTTCTAATAATTTCTTTCTATGAGGATCTGTTTCATTTATAATTTCTTTTTCTAATATAGGTATACGTTTTTTATTACCTTTAATATTTAAATCTATATATTTGTTTAAATCCCTATTTAAATCTAAATGTCCCCAATCCTGACCTAATAAATTAGTAAAGTCAGCCGCATTATCTGAGTTTTTAACATATAATTCGTGAATTCCACCAAAGTTACCATGTTCAGGAGAAGCGATTGTTTTAGGATTGTCTATATAATGAGCGTACTTTTCTGCCTGTGACTTATCTAAAGAAGTAAATACTTTTTGTTTTATCTCAGGAAAATGATGTTGAGTTCCTCTATAGGCATAATAAGGATCTATTTCTCCAAAAGCAGCTCTAAAGTTTTTACTTCGCTGTTGTACAAACTGTTCTGGGGTACCTGTAAACTCAGAACCGTCAGGATTTTTCATCCAAGTACCTTCTTTTTTTGAAAGAGCCTCGATAGTATTATACTCTTCTATAAGTTCTTTATTATCTGGAATTTCTTTATTCCATTTTCCCCAATCTATTTCTGATTTAAAATTTTTAGGAATTTTAGAAGATTTAAAAAAAGACTTGAGTTTATTTAAATAGGGTTTTACTCTATTTACAATAGGGCCTGCAGCTCCTGGAAGTGCAGCAAATAATGAATACAATGCAGCATCTCCATAATTACCTTCATTAAGATGATACCCTATACTGGAAAAATCTGCATCTGGTGTATATGCAAGAGGGTTTGTGGGATCATCTCTATACTTTTGCATACGATCTTCTATAGACCCTCTTTGTTCATCAAATAACTGTCTAGCAAAATTTTGAACTTCTGCGTTTCTTTTTTGTTGATTATAAAAAGAAGAGTTATCAAGAATTGGATCATTCCAATTATATTTTATTTGGTCTGGTTGTATTGTTACTTCAGGCAACATGCCACCAGAATAAACTTTCCCTTCAGTTTGATATTTAGGTAATTGATACCCATTTTGAGCTTTTACAAGTCCTCCTTGCTGTAATTGAGGTAAGCCTACATTTTTCTTAAAATCTGCGTAAGAATTAAACCCACTGTTTTTAGCCATAGCATTTTCAAGTTCAGCTATGCTTTTACTTCCAGGCTTTCTTCTTTTTAGTGATTTATATTTTTCTAATTCTGCTAATTGTATTTCTTTAGGATATTTAAGTAAGTTTTCAAATTCAAAGCTATCAGGATAAAGGTCAAACACATCTTTAGAAAGGCGGGAGTTGCCTGACCTTTCAATTGTATGGAGAGGAGTATTGCCGTGAATTTTACTACTACCCCCTCCAAAAGGCGATCCTATTGTTTTTAAAACTGGATCTTCTACTTGATAATACATACCAGTTTTTTCATCATAGACATTTTTTAGAACAGGTTTATAATTACTAGCAGGCTTATAGAGCGCAACATCTTTTCCTTCCTTCCAATTCTTTTCTAAATACCTTTCAAACAAATCTTTTCCACTCTCATCCCCTTCTTTTTTACTGTATGAATTTACTATGCTTTCAAATTCATCATTTGTAGTATTTGGGTAATACTTAACATTTTTTTGATTAGTATTTTTAATTATATCCTCGTACAGTTTTTTATCCCTAGTAAGTATTAAAGACCCTTCAGGCACCTCCATATTTTTTGAATTATAAAAAAATGTATCTGTAGGGTCAAAATCTAAGGCATATCCTTTTTTTGACAAGGATTCATAATCACTAATAATAGCTGTAGATTTACCTTTCCAACTACCATGACCAGGATCTCCTATATGCCCATAAGACCAATGTGAAGTATTTCTATTAACGGTAGTATTAGAAAGTCCACTTTCTGTCATTACAGTATACGGCTCTACATTATTAAATAATTTTCCGTCTTTAACTACAAGATTATTTTTATCTAATACTCTAGTCAAAGGAACTTTACTTTGTAACTCTTTTGTCTTTTGTGTAAAAGCTATATCATCTTGAGCTGTTTTTATTTTCTTTGAATCTAAAATTAAATTATCTGAAGATGCTAAAGATTTTTCTTTAATTTGTTGCACTTTTGGCAGTACTTCTTCTATTAAATCTGGATTTAAAGTTGCTTCATCTAAGCTAGTAGCTAAAGTTTTACTAAGATTTTTATTTCTAGGGTTTAAATAAGATTTTACTTTATTTACTACGGGACCTGCAGCTCCTGGAAGTAATCCAAAACCAGCATAAAGTGCAGCATCAGTGTACTTACCTTGGTCATAATGATCTGCTGCATTAATAAAGTCTGGTATAGGATTAACCATTGAAGCAGCATCTAAAGCAAATCTTCTGCCCTCTTCTGCTGTATCTCCATATCCTAACAATCCAAGAAAAAAATTTTTCTCTTTCCTAAGACCTTTTGCATCTACGAACTTTCCTACATCAGATTTTTCAAAGTCTTCCCACCAATCTCCAAAACTTGTTTCTTTTATAGGTTCAGTAGCATATTTTTCTACTCTACCTTTATCTTGGTATTTAGGCAATAAATATCCCTTAGCTCTTTTTTTAGATTTACGTTTAGCCATTTCGTTTACGTGTTTTTCTTTGGGATACTCTTCTTTCTGGATCTTTACCTGCAGCTATTGCACAATATCCATCTTCACAATAACATTGCCTAGGGTGTGTTTCACACCATCTAGTTTTTACTTTTTGCTCTTCTGTCTTTATCTTTCTCTTCTCTGTCCTGGGCACGTTTCTTTTCTTCTAGTTCCTTTTTGGTTTTCATTTCTTTTTCTTTGATATCAAGCTTACGATTTTCTACATCAAGTTTCTTTTCGTTGAACTCTGTTTGAGTTCTAAGCCTTTCAATTTCAAGTTGATCAGGTACACCATTATCGTTTATATCTTGATCCATTTGCCCTTTGAATGCATTGATTTCTGCTACACGTATTTTAGTTTCATTGTCTAGATCAATTTTATATTTGTCAAGTGCATTTTTCTCATCAGCAATTTGTTTTTGTATTTGAGCTTGTTGCATTTGAGCTTGTTGCTGTTGCTGTTGCATTTGAGCTTCACGTTCTCTACGTGTATCTTCTGCTTTTTCAAGCAACGTTCTCATTTCACTAGTAGACTCACTTGAGAATAGTTTAACAATATCGGATAGTTCTGCCTGTTGATTTTGTAGTGCCGCATGCGCGAGTTGTCTCATTGTCAAGAATATCTCTTGATCTCTAGCAGAATCAGATATAAATATGTTAAAATTAGACTCTGTAAGTTGTGCAGGTTCTATTTTTAGAAGGTTTACAGTAGAATCATCTAGTACGTATTGTATCTTTTTTATATCACTGTCAGCCCAAGCTACTTTTGTAGTATCAATAAGAGCTGTAAGAAGCTCTGCTTTTAGTTGATTGTGTGCGTAGAACCACTCTTCTGTAATATGAGAAGATTGTACAACAGCTTGTTGTGTATTACCAACAAGTTCATTTGCAGATACTTGACCTTCTCTTTGTTTAGTTACTCCTGATACTTCAGAACATTGCTGCTCTAGATATTCTAGTAAACCTATTTTCTGCTGTATGGTCTGGGCCATTGATAGATCAATAGCTTGCCATTGATTAAAGTTAGATGGTTTATTACGCTGACCTTCTTCGTTAGGATTAATGAAGGCCATTCCCATAGCATCAAAATAGTACAACCATTTTTCCATGTCAACTCCAAGAGAAGACGGTATCTGATTTATATCTACTAAGAATTTTTTTCCTTTGTCTGCTGCTAAATCTAGTTCTAGTCTGTACATAATAATATTATACAGATATTGATACGGTTTCATTCTATCAATCATAGACACAGGAGCAGCATTAAGGTTATTATACGCTATACCTACATAGCCAAGTTTAGCAGAGTGTAGGTTATCCATATCTTTAAACTGATTAGGCTTAGGTCTAATATTTACATAGACATCATCGCCTATTTTAGTTCCTTCCCATATTTCAGGTACCCATTCCCATCTAATATCTATATCACCAGCATCTTGGTTCATTTTATAAGTCTCATCAACAATTGTTTCTTGTTCTTCAAGTTCTTCATCTAAGAACTTTAAGAAACCTATCTTACGCAAAGACCTCCACTCACAGTGGACTACTTTTAAATATCTAGAGCCCTCTGGAGTGGATTCATCCCCATCCCATTCAAATGGATAATTAGAGTCAAAGAAGTTGTCATCTGAATCATAGTGGAATTCGGTAGAGCCGAGTGGATGGGAAGCACCGATAAGAGAGGTATCGGTATAGAGATCTTTGATTTGAGTTTCTGTAAGATACTCTCCAAAAGTATCTGCTACAGATCCTGGGGTCATTCTCATTACATACTTAGCCCATTGACCGTCTTGTATGTAGTCTATATCAGGATCTTTGTCGTATTCAAAATAAAGAGGATTTACAACTCTAACATCTGGTTCTCCATTTACAATACCTGTCCAATAGATTTCTTCGCCAGAAATTAAAGCATGTTTCCATCCTTTATTAAATTTTTCTCTAAGTCGTTGAGACTTTTTCATATAGTTCAAGATCTGGGTAGCCATAATCTCTCTTGAACCTTGATAAGTTCTTTTCATATACTCATCAATCTGTGGAGGTGTCATGGCTTGTTGTATCTCAGCCATTTTTTGCTGTTCTGCTTGAACTGCTTCAGGATCACGCGCATCTTCTGGCCCTCCAAACTGCCCAATACCTTGAGCAGCCATAGCCTCTTGAACTTTCATTTGTATCTGCTCACGCATGTACTGATCAACAAGTTCTTTCTTTTCTCGTTCTCTATCAGTAATTGCATCTGGGTTATTAGATACAACTTTAAAATTAAAAGGTCTTTTTATTTCTTCTCCAAATAAAACTCGGAGTTTAGCAGACATAATATCGTAATGTCGCATTTCTGCAGGCATCTCACCTACAGCATCTCCATAGGGAGCACAGACATACTCAAAATCATTCTTAGATAACTTACCATTAAATAAATCGTAGTTGGCTCGTTTACGATCCCAATCAACACGACCATCAAAACTAAGAGAGTCATACTTATCTATCTCGTCAACAACTTCCTTACCCCAGGCATTGTTGTTTTTAGTTTTTTGCTTTTGTGTAAGCCTTTGTTGTGGAAAAGAATAACTACCCATAGTATGGATTTAATTTAGAACTAAATATTAAAATATGACAAAATTATCTATTTCTTTTTAAAAAAGTTATTTGTATTTCCAAGTAAAAATTCACTTGCACTGTTTTTATATGGCTCTTTTACAATTTCTCTGTCATATTCTTCTTCTATACAAAACATTAATTGCATAAATCCCATCACTCTATCGAAGTTTCCATCCCTAAAGTATAGAATCATCTCTTCAATAAGAGCAGGACTTGGCAGCAAATCCATGTTATATATTTTAGTACCGTCTTCGCGCGTACCTCGCTCTGTCCATAGCCATCTTAAGATAAACTTTTCACCAGCATCTTTCATACGAACGTTCATGTGACATCCTTTTATTCTTGATACTGTAGAGTTTTCTATAACTTTAGATATAACATTATCTGGCTGATCTGCTAATAAATGTAGCTTACCTCGTCTTTTAAAATAGCTTAGAACTTCACCTCGATCATTCTCAAACATAATTTCTGCATTACCAAAGTATTCAGATAATAATTCTAAGTTTCTATTATAGATTTCAATATTGTCTGGTCTGCCTACGTATTCTGCTACAATTTCATCGTAACCATAGTCAAACTTCTGATAAGTTTTATATACAAAAGCAGCATTAAGAGATTTACCACCTGACTTATCAAAAGCAACAGGGTCAAGTCCTATCTTATATAGACCATGAGGTATATCTTCAGGTGGATGTTGATATACTACAACACACCCATCTTGAGGATCATTAGGCCCGTGTGGGAATTTATTCAACGGGAATAATCGTTTCTCTAAGTCAGGTCTGAACCTTACTCTTCCTTCCTCCTCAAACAATGTTCCAGGAGTTGCAAGTTTTTTATATCTATCGTCTGATTTAAGTTTAGCAAGTACGTTATATAATTCGATTGCAGGAAATACAGATCCTTCATTACGCAAGAAAGCTTCTTTTGGTGTATGAGGGTGCTGGGTCACCATCATATTGTAAGCCTTTGGATCTGCTTTTTTCTTTTCTTCTCGCTCAAGATCCATATCTTCTTGAGCTTTTGGTCTTAATGCATTACCTGCTTTGTCTACAAATGGCTCTCTGTACCATGCATCATCTACAAACCAACCTGCTTCTCCAATAGCATTTTCGTCATAAATGTTTTCATAACTTCTTAATCCATAGGCACTTGGATTATAGAACATAGCCTCAAAATCAGCATTAGTTCCGTTTTTACTGTTACCACCCGTACCATACAGAATAGGAATACCAATCATAATATTACCATCCTTAAAAAGAGGATAAGAACGTTGATATGCTTGCATAAGCCCAGGCCAGTCCCCTGCTTCTTCAAATAACATACGTTCTGCTGTACGTCCTACTGATTTTTGTGGACTATCTTTGAAGCTAAGTGCAAGAAGTTCTGATTTGTAACCCTTTTCAATATTGACACCAGAAATAGGATCTTTTTCTACGTAACCTGCTTTGATATGATCTTGTCTATCTATAAGAGTCCCTTTTACCCAATCAGTGTGCTGATTTAAGAAGTTTATCATATTCTTAGCCATTTCCATAGTATTGGCCCAGAATGTTTTTTCGTATGCAGCTAGAATTGATATAGAAAAAGGAAACCAATGGTATTTCCACGCCATACCAAAAGCATTCTTGTAAGACCAACCCTTACGTCTTGCTTTTACTACTATCATACCTTCGCCATTAAGCTCTGCTTGCTCAAGTTCGTGGTACCAATAATAGTCCATGTCTAAGAACTTAGGAAATGTGTCAATTTTTCTAGTTCGACCTCCTTGTTCTACAGTAGCTAAGATTCTACCAAAGTTAAGATATGCGTAGTGCTCACCTGTAATACGCACACCTCCTACAGTGTAGCCTTCTTTACAACGTCTTTCTTGTTCGTCCCAAAATTCTATGTATTCGCTTGTACCTTCTGGTGCATCAGTATAATAACCGTGTTTTAAAAAATACTTAGAAGTTTCACTAAACTCTTCGGTATTTATAAATTTAAGGTACTGTTGTCCTGTATGTCGTACAGGATT